AACAACTGAAACAACTGGACGTGGTTTGTCTATCTCATTATTGTACGTAGATGAGTTTGCATATGTAAGACCTACTATTGCAACAGAGTTTTGGACATCCATTTCGCCTACATTAAGTACAGGTGGTCAAGCAATTATTACTAGTACACCAAACAGTGACGAAGACCAATTTGCATTGATTTGGAAAGGCGCAAACAAACGCGAAGATGAGTACGGCAATGAAACAGAATTGGGTGTTAATGGATTCAAAGCATTTAAGTCTATATGGAAAGCCCATCCAGAACGTGATGAGAAATGGGCAGATGAAGAACGTGGTCGTATCGGAGATGAAAGATTCAGACGAGAACATTTGTGTGAATTTATTATCAATGACGAAACCTTAATCAACGCTACTAAGTTATTCGATTTAGAAGGTGTAGAACCATTATTTAAACACGGGCAAGTACGTTGGTACAAGAAACCAGAACATGGGAAAATGTACTGTATTGCACTTGACCCTAGTTTGGGAACAGGTGGAGACCCATCTGCGATACAAGTATTCGAAGCAAACTCGATTACACAAGTAGCAGAGTGGAGACATAATAAGTCTACTATTCCACAGCAAATACGAATAATGCATGAGATTATTACGTACATCAATGATGAAATAGATGACCCACAAAGCATTTATTACACACTAGAGAATAATACAATAGGCGAAGCCGCATTAATTAGTCTAGCAGAGTTCGGAGAAGAACAGTTTCCAGGTATGATGTTAAGTGAGTCAAAAAAAGCAGGAATAGGCAGACGTTTTAGAAAAGGATTTACGACAACCAACAAAAGTAAGTTAACTGCATGTGCAAAGATGAAAACGTTAATCGAAACAGGAAAACTTACTATTAATAGTAAATCACTTGTATCTGAATTTAAGAATTTTGTAGCGCACGGTACTAGTTACGCAGGTAAACCAGGAAGCACAGACGATTTAGTAATGTCAACTGTATTGATAATTAGAATGTTACAAACACTACAAAACTACCACCCAGAGTTAAGTAATAATATCAAAGACTACAACGACAGTGTGATAGAACCTATGCCGTTTATTCTTTTTTGAATAAATACATAAAACCATCACAACATACTATCATGCAAGAGAACACGTCGCAAAAGTTATTCAACCTATTATTAAGTAAAGATTTTGATGTTAAGACACTCGATTCTAATGGTAAATCAATCACTGAAATAACTGATGCGGATATTTTTAGTTTTGACTTTATTAGTAATACTATAAATTATGGAACAGTGGTAATATTATTAGATGACGAAAAGAATTTTGAAATTTTCTTCGGAGATAATATTGGTCGTGGACTAGAACGAGATGCTAAGAACACATGGTACGACTTATTGTATCAATTGCGTATGTTTGCTAAACGTAATATGATGAGTTTTTCTCTTAAGAACATCAACAAGTTAAAACATACCATGCAAGGTCTTGCCACAATTAAAGAAGGGTTGTACGAGGGTTGGAATGGTACTAGTAAATCTAGTTATGACTCACAAAAGAACAAAACTAAATTAATCATACGCCACAGCAAGAAGATTGCCGAAGGAGACCAACGTTTTCGAAATATTAATTCAATATTCATAGAAAATGGGATTGGTGAGAGATTTAAGTTGCCGTTCAAGAGTATTGCAGGTGCCAGAGCAATGGCAAGACATGTATCCGAAGGGAATACACCTTATGACGTATTTGGATTACATATTAGTGAAACGGTTAATAACATAAACACATTAGGAAGTTTCCTACGTGCAAAAACCATTAATGAAAGTGAAGCATCATCTAAGATTATTGAGGCATGTAAATATCATAATAAAAAATTAAAAAAGAACATTAAATTGATGAGTGGTGTTCGTGGATACAAGAAATATACAGAATCTTGGTCACCATCCACTATTAATGAAGAAGATGAAGTAATAATCGAGAAAGTACGTAATCTACTAATTCCAGAGGGAGTATCAGATGACAGGGTCAATGACGTGTTACCTGTACTTGCTAATTTGATTTCAGAATACCGTGCACATAAAACAGAAATAAGTGAATCATCAAATGTGGAGAACAGTATCATGAGAGAATTAGTAATGTTTGAAAGTTGGGCAAATAATATTACGGAAGGAACGTGGGCGATACCCGATTCTCCCGAAACATTAGAAAGATTGAAAGAAATATTAAGTCAAGAACTTCCAGTTGGTGTCGATGCCACTAATGCAACTGAAGTTTTGTATGATATCATTGGTGATGATGCCTTGTTTGATAATCTTGGTGATTTAGCAAGAGATGACCCAGAAGCAGATGCAAGATTTGTTATTGTCAATTGGATGAAGGATTATGGGTTAGAAATTAATGAGATGGATGCCGATATGATGAAAATCATATCGGACATTGAGGATGGTGAAGACCACCAAGCAGAAGTACAAGGAATTCAAAACGTATCTGATTTAATTTAACCGAAAGTTTAATTTCGGTTAAATTAACGTTTTATGTTAAAAGGATGTTGTATATAATTGTTCGTGATTGTTAAAAATATGTAAGTATTTAAATAATCATAAATAATGTGCTTATGTTAAATAAGCATATTCTAATACTCACGAGGGGTATTGGATTTAGGATAATTATATAGGAGAAAGTCAATGTCTTTAGCAGATATTCGTGCCCGTCTAGCGGCACAAGATAACAAAACATCAAATAACAATAACAATCAAGGTGGATTAGTATATCCACATTGGAACATCGATACGGGTGCAACTGCAATCTTACGTTTTCTTCCAGATGCAAACACAGATAACCCATTCTTTTGGGTAGAACGAGCAATGATTAAATTACCATTCTCGGGTGTTAAAGGTGGTGATGCGAAGGATACTGTTGTTCAAGTTCCATGTATGGAAATGTATGGTGAGAACGAAGCATGTCCAATTTTGGCAGAAGTACGACCGTGGTTTAAAGATAAGTCATTAGAAGATATGGGTCGTAAGTATTGGAAGAAGCGCACATATGTATTTCAAGGTTTTATTCATGCTGACCCAATGAATGAAGATAATTCACCAGAGAATCCAATTCGTAAATTCATGATTAGTCCATCTATTTTCAATAGTATTAAGGCTAGTCTTATGGACCCAGAAATGGAAGATTTACCTGTGGATTATGTAAACGGATTAGATTATCGTATTACTAAAACTCAGAAAGGTCAGTACGCTGATTATAGTACAAGTAGTTGGGCAAGAAAAGAAACTGCATTGACTGAAGATGAACAAGCATCGATTGAGCAGTACGGGTTGAATGATTTAAGTTCATTCTTACCTCCAAAACCTGACGCTAATTCATTGAAGATTATTCATGAAATGTTTGAAGCAAGTGTTGATGGTCAGCAGTACGACGTTGAAAAATGGGGTAATTATTACCGTCCATGGGGTGTTGATAAACCGTCTGGTACACATGAAGTGACTCCAATCGCTGATGTGTCTACTGTTTCCGATTCACCATTTGAAACGCCTGTAGGAGCAACAGAAGTTAAAACTTCATCCAATGAACAAACAGCAGATATTCTTGCACAAATTAGAGCGAGACAAAGCGTGTAATTTCGATGGAAGTGTATAGCCACAATGCGTTAAGTAACTTAGCAAATATGAGTGATAGTGATATACCATTAATACTTTGTATAACTGACCATATCGATGGGTTTGATAATGATTATCATAATATGCATTTTGACTATTTGGAAAGTCTCGGTACTAAACGTACCATTTTGTATGATTGGCCATTAAATCCAATCGTACATCACAATTATAAAAATTTAGATATAAAATTTAAATTATCTACATTTGATACACAGAATATTGGATTATTGACACCATTGTTGTCATACAATATTCATCCACCTATAGAATTTGATAATTTTCTATGCTCATTTAATGGCAGTGATTCGTGCGGTAGGCAATTTTTAGTTTCACTCTTATATCACTATGGGTGGTTTAATAAATCTTACTGTAGTAAGAATTTCACATCATCCTATGACACCATTGACGGGAATTTGAATCATTTTTTAAATGATACTGATATTGAGATATATAGAAAATTTATCATTGGTTCCTTTCAAAATAGTGATTTTTCTAATTTTCTAGGTGAAACTAGTGGATTTGAATTTAATAAAGAGGCATATGATTATAGAACTGATATCACTCATTTGGAAAATAAGATAACACAGAGTTTTGTCCATTTGGTAAGTGAGTGCATGATAACATCAAATCACCCATTCATTACAGAAAAATCATTGTATAGTATAGTGACTCGTGGATTATTTGTGACTTATGGTCAATGTGGTTGGCATTCTTATTTTGAGAAATATTATGGATTTAAGAAATATGACATAATTTTTGATTATTCATTTGATGAAATTAAAAATCCAATCAAACGTTTAATTACTATATTTGATATGTTATACAAATTCTCATTATTATCTAAGAGTGATTGGCATGATTTATATTTAATGGAACAAGATACAATCAATTACAATTATGACCATTATTATAGTAAGAATTTCTTAATAACCTTGCGTAAATATGAAACATAATGTTAATTATTAATGAATGATAATTGTATTATTATCTCTTTTCCACCATATTCAGGTGGTAAATTTATAGGGAATTGCTTGGCATTAAGTAAACACTGCCTTCCCATGCATGAAAAACATGCATCGTATTTATTTTCTAACCCAACTGATTATAACTATAGATTACAATGCCATCTCGATATAATGCGAAATGATGGTTTTTGGAGGGCTAAAAAGGAATTCCACGAAGATGAACTTTTGGGAACATTGGTATATGATAAGTGGAGTGAAGGTGAGGAAGTGGATGAGTCGTGGTATAACTCGATAACACGTGCAATTTTGTCTAGTAATAATAAGTTTATAATGACATCACATAATGTTGAAAAGATTAATAAAATATCCAAATTATGGGAGGATGTTACTGTAGTTTCTTTAATTAATGTAGAGAAATTTTGGAATATCGCAGAGCCATTGAAACGTCAAACTGACGACCCATATGGATTCAAAAATTCTTCAGGAAATGAATGTGAGGTGCATTATAATTTTCTGCGTGGGGATGATTGGCCACTGTGGGATGAATTTATGTTAGTAAATTATAATATAGATAGATTATCATCAAAATATCCACATAATATTGTATCTGAAATTAAAGAGTTGTATAAGTGGTATAGTGTTAAAAATAAAGTGATAAGTTTTGACATGGGCAGTATATTTTCTGAAAGGATGTTTTTAGAAACAATTGAAAAATTATATAATGAATTAGAATTCTCTGATTATAATTCAGAATTAATATCTAAATATTGGCGAGAATACGTGCAATTTCACGGTATTGAAAATTTTGATTTAATGAAATCATGAATGATGTAATGATAAGTGATGATATAGAAACTAGTTTAGGAAAGGTATCCGATGAAAGTTTTTATTATCAACATATAAATTGGGATAACTACATTAACCTCACTCCATATGAGTATGGGCTGAAGAATAATTTAATGGAAGCCGATGATTTTCACCTAACTAGCAAAGGGATGAATCAATGGGCAAGTGAAATAAAACATATGATAAAGGAGTAGACAATGGGGAAACCATTTGATGTAAGTAAATTTAGAAAAAGTATAACAAAATCAATAGACGGCTTATCGATAGGGTTTCATGACCCAACTGATTGGATTTCAACGGGAAATTATGCATTAAACTATCTCATATCAGGAGACTTTAACAAGGGTGTTCCGTTAGGAAAAGTTACTGTATTTGCTGGAGAATCAGGAGCAGGTAAGTCGTACTTTGCTTCGGGTAATATCATTAAAAATGCACAAGAACAAGATATATTTGTTGTGTTGATTGATTCAGAAAATGCACTTGATGAATCGTGGTTACAAGCACTTGGTGTTGACACCGACCCTGCTAAGTTATTAAAACTTAGCCTATGTATGGTTGATGATGTTGCTAAAACAATTAGTACGTTTATGATTGACTACAAAGCAATGGCAGAAGAAGATAGACCAAAGGTACTATTTGTAATTGATTCGTTGGGTATGTTATTAACACCAACAGATGTTAAACAGTTTGAAGCGGGTGATATGAAAGGTGACTTAGGACGTAAGCCTAAGGCATTAACTGCACTTGTGCGTAATACAGTTAATATGATTGGTGCTTACAACGTTGGTATTATTGCTACCAACCACACTTATGCATCGCAAGATATGTTTGACCCAGATGATAAAATTAGTGGCGGACAAGGATTCATTTACGCTTCGTCTATTGTAGTTGCTATGCGCAAACTTAAACTAAAAGAAGATGCTGATGGAAATAAAGTTACGGACGTTAAAGGTATTAGAGCGGCATGTAAAGTGATGAAAACACGTTATGCTAAGCCATTTGAAGCAGTACAAGTTAAAATTCCGTATGAAACTGGAATGAATCCATACAGTGGGTTAGTTGACTTAGCAGAAAAACAAGGACTACTTACTAAGCAAGGTAATCGCTTAAAGTATCTTCCTAAAGGTGCAGAAGAAGGTGAAGAAATTCTTATGTTCCGCAAGGCGTGGGAAAAGAACACAGATGGAGCATTAGATACGTTAATGAACGACATGAGTACAGATGATGAAGAGGTATTCGATGATGTTGGCATCATGCCAATGATTGGGAATATTGAAGTGACTGAAATTGATAATGATTTAGCACAGGAATTAGAAAATGAGTCTTGAATTGCATTTGGAAATATGGGAAGTAATTCAAGAACATATCGTTGACGTCAAGGATGCTGCTGATGAATTTGTTGCACTATTAATTGAGAACGGGATTGATGCTGAAAAAATAGCAGATGCAACAACGAATGATGATATTAAAAAATCATTACTTGATTATGATGTTGATATCGATGTTGATGATATCTATGATGAAGAAGAAGAATATTAATTATATGGAGTATTAGATTACATGGCATCACGTGATTATTATTGCAATTTCAAATTTAAATTTTTAAAGATTGATTTAACGTCCAACACGATATATAATTGTCATGCTGCCACACCACATAGAATAGATTACGAGTGGTTAAGAAGTAGTGAATCAAATGATTTATTTAATACTGAAATTAGTATAAATGAGCGAAACATGATGTTAAACAACGAACGAAATTCTAGTTGTGAGCAGAATTGTTGGCACGCAGAGGATAGTGGTGGTATTAGTCCTAGACTATGGCAAGGTGGTGATAAAAAAACCCACACTATCGTCCACACCAACCCAGAAATAATAGATTTGACCATTGGTAGGAACTGTAACTTAACTTGTACATATTGTTGCAAGGAGTTTAGTACATCTTGGTTAAGGGATGTTATTGATAATGGAGAATACTTATACACCAATGCTGATTCTGATTTACTAGATAGAAACACGGTGTCGTTACGTGAACAAATTAGTTTGAAAGTTAAACAGAATGATGTGGTAGAAAGTGAAAAATATAAATTACTATTTAATGAGATAGTAACATTCTCCCCGATGCTAGAGGAATTGATAATAACTGGTGGTGACCCGTTTATCAATAATGAATTGGGTGAATTGATTAAAAAGTTAAAAATGAAACCTTCGTCGAAGATAATTATTTATACTGGTTTGGGATTTTCATTTGCTAGATTTAAAAAATATATTTCTATGTTTAGTGATAATATATCATCTATGATAAGTTTGCGTATTAGTGCCGACGGAATTGGAAAGCATTTGGAATTTAATAGATATGGTATCAAATGGGATGAGTTCGTGAAAAAGATTGATTATTTGAAGGAACAAAATATAGATTTTGAATTTCAAACAACATTGTCAAACATTTCTGTATTTGGATTTGCCGATTTTTACAAAAAATTCAGTGACTATGGTATTCGGTTAACATTTGCGTATACCCCTAGAATGATGTCAATTTATGTCATGGATGATGAAAGTAAAAATATTATTAAAAATGAAATAGAATTTATGCCTGATGATGTTAAAAGTAAAATCATATCATCGATATCTCCTGAACCAACTGAGACACAACGTATTCAAATAAAGGAATTTTTAGAACAGTTCACTTCTCGCAGAGAAGATTTATCATTGGATATTTTTCCAAATAGTTTTTTAAAATGGGTAGGTATATAGTATGTGGTATGGCAAAGTTGTTAAAGATTTGCGTAATATTCCATCATTCATCGACCATTACAGCAAGGAATTATTGGAGGCTAAGTCTGAGGTAGTTGTTAATGGACATGTTGAGACTAACATTAAGGAATTGCCTGGTGTAACCGAGCAGAGATTTTATCAATTACAGGAAATCGAAGCAGTTCTTAATTATCTTAATATAGAATTACGACGTACTAGACGTAAACACTTTAAAAAATACTTAGAAACATATGCTAGGGCACTTAGTAGTCGAGATGCCGAAAAGTATGTTGATGGTGAGGATGAAGTTGTAGATTTTGAATTATTAATTAATGAGGTTGCACTGTTACGTAATCGTTGGTTGGGGATAATGAAAGGCTTGGATTCTAAGCAGTGGCAACTCGGACATATAGTAAAGTTACGTACGGCGGGTATGGAAGATATAATTGTTTGATGGTAAATGGTCGACCTAAGTTTAGATTCATCGATGGAACCCTCATTTATAATGCATGGGACAATGATTTTGAAATAATAAGAAGTGGTAAATTTAATAAGTTGTTTACTGGTTTAAGTATTGATAAAATCTCTGCTCGGTTACACCA